TCATGTGCCTTTTCAATGATTGCTTTCATTGCTGCATTGTCTTCCACTTCAAGCACAATCTTAGTAAAACTACCACTAATCCATTGAGCAAAAAGTTCCTTATCAACTCTTGCATTTGGATTGATTAGGTAGTCATTGTAGGTTTCATTTGAAGTGACAACATTTCTCTTGAACCACTCACAAAAGAATGAGGTAGCTCCGTGTGCTACCATAGCTCCCAGTTTTCCGGGACTCATGTTTAAACTCTTGTTTACTACAATTACTTGTTTGTACATTGCATTTCCTTTCATTTATTATTGTTTGTTTATAACGAATTTTAAAACTCTCTTCTCATTACGAGAGCTTCAATATCTCGCTTAACCGCAAGTTCCGCTTTTGAACACCTTGCATCCATGCTTTCAATAGCATCCTTGTAGTCCGTATTGTTTCTTTCAAGCATCTTGATTGTGCCACGATATTCGTTAATCAAATCTTCATTGCTTTTAATAATTTCCAGATATGCGGATTTTTCTTCTGCTATTTCTGCACGTTTGGCTTCCAGAATTTTCTTATCTTCTGCCAGCTTATCAAGATTCTTTTGAATAAACTGCTTGTTGAATTCTTCGCCAACATACAATTCGACTTTGTACAGGGTAATGACCTTTGACTCTGTTAGATCAGTCAAAATAATCCATGTTCCTGATAAATACACATTAACTGGATTATTGTCACGATTTCCAACTTTTCCCGTGTAAATCAGTTCTGAGTGTTCGCACATCTTGTTAATGTCATCAATAATTTTGTCCTCATTTTGAGCTATGTAAATATTGATGTCAATTAACTCATCTCTTCCGGCAATTCTTTCGGCATAGCGAGTCATTGCATGTTTAGTTATTGCCATTCTTTCCAATTTTCTGTTTCGCTCCTTTTCCTTCGACTGCTATTACATTCAAACAGAAGTCGATTATTTCTTTCTTCTTTTTGTTGAAATCCTCGATGTCTTCTGGATTCAGTGCATTTATGTTTTTCAATACAGCACCAGTACCTAACTTCACTCCATCAATGACGCCTTGATCGTATGAACTTTTCTTGATATCTGTAAGCTCTTTATCAGTAAGAAGTGTTTTATTGCTTTCAATTCTTATCATGTTTATTCCTTTCATTTATTATTGTTTGTTTATATTTTTATTATATACTTTTTTTGGTGGTTGTCAAGTCATTTTAGAAATATTTTAGATTTATATATAAAAATGGGCATTTCGCCCATTTTTATTTAAAATAGAGAACATCCCTGAGACTTAAATTGTCTTATATATCCATTCCATTTTTTCGCATCAATATGAAGTTCTTTCATCAGACATTTTTTACACATGAACCGAGTTATATTTCGCCCATGCATTTTTAGGTTCATAGCTATTGTATCTTTGTTTCTTATATTTTTGCCACAACATGTACATTTCTTATTGAAGTATTTTTCGGCAATTTCGTAACTGTCGATGCCTTTGTATTGCATGAATTCTTCGATTACTTCTTTTGTTGGTTGTTTTCTCACTACTCCACCATTCCAACAGTATTGATATTCTTTTAGTGTACAGTTCAAGGTACACCATTTCCCATGTTCAATGAAATCTTTTGTAAGAATCCGATGCCAACGATCATACATTTTGGGATAGAAATATTTATCAAGATACCATGTTGATTTACCGCTATACGGACACGCTATTGCGCAGCCTACTCTTTTATACCCTTTTTTATATTTAGGATTTACTTCAAGATTATTTAAAATGATATAGCACCATATTTCCAATTCAGTCCACTTTCTAATAGGAAGTAACCCGATCCATTTTCTATCTCCCCATTTAGGATTATGTTCAATATCTTGTCTACTGGATCTTGCATTACTTTCATCATTTCTTACACCCATAATCCATATAGCTTTTTCTACATCGTCAAAATGATTTATATGATTACCTTCTTTGAATAGTGAGCAACATGCTCTACTAAATCTGGTAGGAATAAAGTCTTCACGTTCTACATATTGATAAAATCCTTCCGGCGGTGTTGTGATAATCCAGTCATTTTTATACTTATTAACAATCTTATATGTATCTGCACAATCTAAGGTGGTATTATTGAAAACTGTTTTGACTGTGTGATTGCTTAATCTACACAAATGTTCAGTCACAATACTATCTTTTCCAGTTGATTGCAGCACATATGGAATATACCCATTATACTTCTCTATTGTCTCATTTATAAGTTTGATGCTTTCCTGTTCCTTCTTTTGAAAAACTGGTTTTATTGGAGGAAAATATGCAACCTATATATGAAGATTTAATAAAAATGTGGAAAGAAAACGGTTTTGATTATGAAATATATCCTGGTACTTTTTGGTTAGATAATTCAATCGTAAAAGCATATGATAAAAAGGGCAACTTGAAGTATTTATATAAGGTAATGATTGCTGATGATTTATCTGTTACCTTTAAGAAACACTCAAATTGCCCCGATTATACTGATTTTAATTTTGAAACATGGGAAGAAACTGCCAAAAGGATAAAACCAGTTTTTAATTTACCCGTTTTGTACACGTAATACTTCTTTATCTGTATCGTGTACAATTCTTCCGCTTGCGCATTTCACACATTTAATACGCCATTTGCCATACTGACGAT